CTTTTTGTGTTGATACGGACTGATTTAAACCGTATAGGCCTTGGGGTGGGGTTAATATAAAAATCAAAGAAGGTGATAGTTTGGCAATTGGAGATATAATCAAGAATAAACAGCCAGAAGTTTATTATAAGTTAATTAAATTTAGTAAAAATAAAGCAGAGAATATTGACTACAAGAGATTGATGGAAGACGCTCCAGTTTACAAACGTCACAGCGGAGCACTAAGGCAGGTGCGTCATGAATGAAAAAACAACCATCTAACCCAATTAAGCAGCAATCCAAAGTGTTAGATATACAAGATTACTTAAAGGAACAGAATGAAAGAAATTATGTTTTATTTGCTGTAGGTATTGCAACCGGATATAGAGCTGGTGATTTAGTATCGCTGCAGGTTAGGGATATACGTATTGCTTTAGAAAATGGTTATTTTGAAATTTTAGAAGGCAAGAAAAAGAACAGCAAAAATATAAGAAAATCAAACATGAAACCAAGAAAAGTTTATATTGTAACCAAGCTTGAAAAGGTCCTTAGAAATTACATTAAAAGTAAAAAGGACTATGAGTACATGTTTCCAAGCAGGAAGGGCGGTTATATTAAAGTTCAAAGAGTTTCTATCATCCTCTCAGAAGCTGGAGACAGATTTGGACTCAAGAGAATTACTGCTCACAGCATGAGAAAAACATATGCATATCATTTGTGGATTGAAAATGACTATAACATTACTTTAATAAAAGAGCTGCTGGGACATGGCAGCGCAGAAGAAACAAGAAAATATTTAGGACTTGATGATGAAATGTACAAAAATTGCAGCAAACCGTTAAATGATTTGCTGCTTTAAATTTTTACCTCGAATGTTGAAAAAATGAGTATATTAACATTCGCATACCAAAAATTTTATATATTATTATAAAGAAGATAAAAATTATTTTGAATGTTTGATTTACCATGATAATGCAACATTCATGTTATTTTTAACAAAGTCAATTAAATGTTGAAAAATAAACGCTTAGAAAGATAATAAAATTATTTTTTAAAAATGTTCAGTAAAAATCAGTAAGAAAATAATTTTATTATCTTATTAAAAATTAAAATAATGGGCAAGAACAAACTCAATTATTTAATATTTTCATTTAAAAAATAATATAAAAAATAATGCAAATAAGATGTTGTTGATTATCTTATTTTTATTAGGAGCTGATTTAATGGCAAGACAGAGAAGTCCTAACAGAGATAGGGCTTATGAAATATATGTTGAACATGATGGAAAGATAACATCACAGCAGGTTGCAGATCTATTGAATGAGAAAATAAATAATATTAATTCGTGGAGAGTTCAGGACAAATGGAGCAAGAGACTAAATAAGGTTGGTGCTCCTTATGGCAATCTAAATGCTGTAGGAAACAAGGGTGGTTCAGCTCCTGAGGCTAATCAGAATGCCAGAACTTATGGTTGGTATTCAAAGTATTATCCAATTACAGCTAGAAATCTTATTAAAGAAGCTGAAGAGGCTGGCGGTTCTTTATTAGATATTCTTTGGGCACAAATTATGACACAATGGGTTGCTATTATCAGGGCCCAAAAGATTATGCATGTTAAAAATCATGATGACATGACTAAGGAACTCAAAAAAACTAAAGTGCAAAAAGAAAATACAGGCACAAAAGCCAATCCAAATTTTGAAGAAACATATAGGGAAGAGGAATTTGAACTTCAATTCGCCTGGGATAAACATGCAACCTTCTTAACGGCTCAATCAAGAGCTATGGCTCAATTGACTAATATGCTTAAAAAATATGATGATATGTTACATGCAAATTGGGATACAGTTACCGAAGAACAAAGGTTAAGAGTTGAGAAGTTGAAAGTAGATATAACAAAGGATGATTGGTAATATGAACTATTCTACTATTAAACAATTTTATAGAGGTTTGGAATGGCAGCTATTTAGACAGCAAATCATTTTTGATAGAAAACCAAAGTGTGAGTATTGTGGCAAGATAATAACTGAGTCGAGGCATATTCAAATACATCATACTCCTATTGAATTAACTGAAGCCAATGTAAATGATGTTACTATTTCACTTAATCCTGACAATGTTAAGATAGCATGTCATGATTGCCACAACAAAGAACATGATAGATTTAGTGGACGACCTGCAGCAAGAAAGCAAGAGAAAAAATATAAAGGTGTATATATTGTTTATGGTCCGCCAATGAGTGGAAAGACTACTTATGTAATGGATAACATGCAACCAGGGGACATTGTTGTTGACATGGATAGACTTTATCAAGCGGTTAGTTTACAACCTTTGTATGATAAGCCTGACAGTTTAAAGTATATTATCTTTGGTTTAAGAAATACATTGTTAGACAATATTAAAACTAGATATGGCAATTGGAATAGTGCATGGATAATTGGTGGCTATGCTGATAAGTATGCAAGAGATAAGTTAACGGCAGACTTAGGAGCTGAGCTAGTTTACATTGATGCAGATAAAGAAGATTGTTTATATAGATTAGACTATTGCAATGACTACAGGCAAGAACATAAAGATGAATGGACAGAGTATATTAATAAGTGGTTTGAAAACTATACAGAGTAATTAAGGATGTGACAAGATTGGGATTATCAAAACTAAGTGAGAAGTGTCGTAAGTGCAAGTATGTAGATACATGTAACCATAAAAGAATGGAAGCACTAGCATATTTCAGTGAGGCAGCTAATACAGCAGGACTCAATGCTGCAGCGCCTATAATAAGACCACATGATTATAGGGATATAAAGATAAACGCAAATACAACTGTTACAATTGATTTAGAAGATTTAAAAAGAGATATTAATAAACAACTATACGGAAACTTAATGCAATTTGGAATGTAAATACCCCCCGCATATAATAAAAAGAGACCCCCCTTGGGAGCGATGTAGGGGGTACACTTCTTGCACATGAACCAAAAAAATGGAATCGAGGTGAAGCCTTTGAAAGAACTTAATAAAATGCAAGTCTATGAGCAAGAGTTGCAAAAATTAACTGAAATATTCAAGGATGTTGATGAATCAAAGCGCAAGCTTGTTGAAGGGGTAATACAAGAAACTGCATATCTCAGGGGCGAACTCTTTGATATGAAAAAAATCCTTGAAGAAACAGGCATGATTAGAATAAATCCTAATAATAAAGCAATGCAAAAGACCATTCCAATAGCAAATGAGTACCGGAGGACAGTTAATATATATGCTTTAAATATAAAAGTTCTTAATAGCATCCTGATGAAGGACACTATTGAGGCTGATGATCCTTTCGATGAGTGGATGAAAGAGATGAAGAAAAGTGATAATTGATAAATTAAGAAACATAGCCAAGAATATTGAATTTAAAAATGTGATTGACTATGAGAACAATATCATCAATGGTCAGTATTCATACTTACTGGAATATTATCAGAAAACTAAGTCCGGTGAAATTATTATTGGTCATGAATTAAAGCTGTGTCTCAAAAATCTTATTAGAGATTTAGAATCGGATAAGTGGTATTATCAGATATTTGAAGCTGAATTAAGAATTACATTTATTGAAAAGTTTTGCAGGCATACCAAAAGCCCATTTTATGGCATGCCTTTCATATTGGAACTATGGGAAAAGGCAGTAATAGAGGCTTTTTATTCTTTTAAGTGTAATGATACTGGACTTAGAAGATTTAAGAAGCTAATTTTATTGGTAGCAAGAAAAAATGGCAAGTCAACTTTATGTGCAGCTATTTCTCTTGCTGAATTTATGGTTGGCAATCCTGGAAGCGATATAATATGTTCGTCAAATGATGATCCTCAAGCAGATATTATCTTCAGCGAAATTAATAACATGAGGGAATTGTTTGATCCAAAGGATAAGCGGACACATAAAAACCTCAAAGGAATAGCTAATCTAAAAAATAAATCAACCATTAAAAAGCTATCTGACAAGACTAGAAATAAAGAAGGTAGAAACATAGAGCTTGCAATATTGGATGAAAGCCATGAAATGAAAGACAATGTTATCGCTAAATCTATTGAGCAATCTCAATCAACAAAGGATGAACCAGTTTTTATTAACATAACAACTGAAGGGTTTACTGATGATGGATATTTAGATAAAGAGCTGAAGTATGCCAGAGAGGTTAATAATGGTGAACGAATAGATTATACACTTCTTGCGTGGTTTTATACAATGGACAGTGAAATTGAGGTTTTCCAGGATGAAGAAAGTTGGGTAAAAGCGAATCCTTCATTAGGAGCTATAAAAAAATACAGCTATCTAAGAGACCAATTAAACAAAGCTCAGGCAGATAAGGCTGAGAGAATTTTCACTTTAGCGAAAGACTTTAATATCAAGCAAAACAATGCTCAAGCTTGGTTAATGGAAAAAGAAATTATAAATGATTTGATATTTGATATTGAAGATTTAAGAGGCTGTATTGGAATTGGAGGAACTGACTTATCTGAAACAACAGACTTAACAGCTGCTAAGGTATTGATCATGCGTCCAGGTGATAAGAAAAAATATATATTGCAGCATTATTTTATTCCTGAACCAAAGGTTCAGATTGGTACCAAAGAAGATAAAAAGAATTATTTAGAATGGGCAAGACAAGGACTTATTACAATTTGTAGCGGAAATGAAGTTGATTACTCTGATGTTGTTTCTTGGTATGTAATGCTTTATAAGAAATACAACATTAGAATTTTTAAGGATGGATATGATAGATGGAATGCAAAGTCATTTGTTAAGGAGATGGAAGACTATGGATTTGAGATGGAAAAAATCGGACAAGATTATAAAAATATGAGTCCAGGCATGAAAATGCTGGAGGCTGATTTAAAAAGTGGCATAGTAAATTATAATCAGAATCCGATAGACATTTGGTGTCTGAAAAATACAGCTTGTTCTGTTAATAAGTACGGTCAAATAATGCCGATACATGTACAAGGGCAAGAGAATAAGCGTACTGATGGAGCTGTTGCTTTAATAATTGCTTATGCAACGTATGACAGATATAAAAAAGAATATACCGAGTTAATAAGGTAGGTGATAAATTTGGGATTGATGAATGTGTTTTCAAAATTTAGTAAGAGTGTAAAAAACTTAGTATATGCAAAAATGTTAAACGGAGCAACACCAGTGTTCAGTCAATTTGGTGAGGATATATATGCAAGTGATATTGTGCAAAACTGCATCCGGTGCATTGCAACTGAAATGAGTAAGTTGCAGCCTAAGCATATAAGGACTGACAATATCACAGGAATGCAATCAGTAGTTAACAGCAGCATTAATAGATTGTTGAAGTTTGGACCTAATGAGATAATGACTACTACGGACTTTCTTGAAAATATAACATATTTGAGAGAAATAAATAAAAATGCCTTTATTTATCCAACATACAGGGAAATTTCTATTGGTGATGGCTTTGTACGGAGGGAATATACAGGGTTTTATCCACTTAATCCAAGACAGGTGGATTTTCTGCAGGATGCATCAGGACAGATATTTATAAAGATGTATTTTGGTAATTTTTACGATTACACAATGCCTTATGCTGACATTATACATTGGCGAAAAGACTTTGGAGCTAATGAATTTATGGGCGGTGATGCAAATGGCAGAGCTAATAATGATGCTATATTAAAACAGCTAAAAATTAATGATATTATTAATCAAGGACTTGAAAAGGGTATCAAAGCTGGGCTTTCAATTAGAGGTTTATTAAAAGTCAATACCATGTTAGCTGATGAAAAACAAGAAGTCGAGAGAACTGCCTTTGAACAAAAAATGACTAACAGTGAATCTGGTATTTTGGCCATAGATTTAAAAAATGACTATATACCTTTAACTCTAGATCCTAAAATTATTGACAAGGATACAATGGAATTCCTTGACAAAAGGATAATAAATAATTTTGATGTATCATTGCCTATTTTAAATGGGACATTTACCGAGGAAGAGTACCAGGCATTCTATGAAAAGAAACTTGAGCCTATGGTTATATCCTTAGGTCGAGCTTTTAGTAAAACTTTGTTTACAATAAGAGAATTAGATGTTGGAAATGAGGTTATTTTTTATTCGCAGGGATTGCTATTTACGAATATGACAAACAAGATAGCTGCTGTTGATGTATTAAGTAGCAGAGGCACATTAACAGATAATGAGATTCTTGCAATATTTGGGTACCCACCATTTGACGGTGGAGATATAAGACATATTTCGCTTAATTACATAAACAGGGAAATTGCAGACCAGTACCAGATGAGCAAAGTGCCAAAGGAGGTTAAATAGATGGTTAAAAAAATTGATAGTAGTGTTGGTATGGAAAAGCTAGTCAACGAAATAAGACTTGTTGAGATAAGGGCTGTTGGTGAGGAAGATGGCAAAATGATTCTTGAAGGATATGCCATAACTTATGATCAGCCGGCTACTCATGAATATGGTCAGTATAAATTCACAGAGGTTATAAAGCGTGGGGCATTAGATATAACTGACATGAAGGACGTTCCTCTACGTTATAATCATAATGATAGTTGGTTGATAATAGCTAGAACTAGAAATAATAGTCTGCAGCTGATCAAGGATAATGTTGGTTTGAAAATTCGTGCTGAATTAATAGATACTCAAAGCAACAAGGATGTGTATAAATCAGTACAGGAAAAATTAATTGATAAAATGTCATTTGCGTTCAGGGTAGCTGACAAAGGTGATACTTGGCAATATGGCGAAAGAGAAACAATAAGAACTGTTACTAATATTCAAAGACTTTATGATGTAAGTGTAGTGGATACTCCATTTTATGATACAACGAGCGTAGTTGCAAGGAGTTTTGAGATACTGGAGAGTAACTTAAAACAGCTGGAGAGCTTTGACTTGGATAAACGCAAGTTACAATTGAAATACCAATACAAATCTAACTAAAAAAGGGAGAAACAATATGAATTATAAAGAATTACTTAACAAAGCTTTAGAAAAAAGAAGTGTTTTAATAGCACAAATTGCAGGAGCTGAAACTAGAGAAGCTCTTGACAAAATTGAACTTGACATCAGAAAGGCTGATTTGGAAATTGCTGATTTAAATGCAAAGATTGCAGTTGAAGGAGCAACTGATCCAGCAGCAAGAAGTGCATCTGGTGCAGCTCCTGCAGGTGTAAATGGTGGACTTAATCCATTAGCAACTTTTGGATTAGGTGGAGCCGGTGTACAAACTAGAAATGATGAAGACATTTACTCATCCTTGGAATACAGAAATGCATTTAAGGATTATATTGTAAAAGGAACTCCTATTCCTGAAAAGTTTGCACAAAAGAGATCTGATGAACTTACAACTGTTACTGATGTTGCAGCTGTTATTCCTACAACTATACTTACCAAAGTTATTGAAGATATGACAGTTGAAGGTAAAATACTTTCAAGAGTAACTCAAACAGCATTCCAAGGTGGAATTGCTATTCCTATTTCTGAGGTGAATCCGACTGCAACATGGCTTGAATCTGAAGCTGTAGTATCTGCAGAACAAAAGGCTTCAATGAATGCAAAACTAGTTTTTGCTTATCATGTACTAGAAGCAAAAATAGCAATAGGGTTATTGACTTCTACTGTATCATTGCCAGTATTTGAAAATACAGTAGTAAAACAACTTAAAAAAGCAATGATTAAGGCAATTGAAACTTCTATAGTTAGTGGTTCTGGTTCAGGACAACCTTTAGGATTGACTAAACATGCTAAATTGCCTGCAGAACAAATAGTAACAATGGATGCAACAACAATTGGTAAGGTTATAACATGGGCTGGTGTTGAAGCTAAGATTCCTGAATCTGCTGAGGACAGTGTAATATACTTGATGAGCAAAGCAACATGGGAAAAATATTTGAATGGCATGGTTTCAACAACTGGTCAAAAAATAGGACTTGGAAAAATCAACGAAAAGGGTCAAAAAATACTTAACGGTAGAGAAGTATTAACTACTGACAAGCTGCCTTCATTTGATGCTGCTAGCTCAGGCGATATATTCGGATCTGTTGTTGATTTATCACAATATATGCTTAACTCAAACCTTGCTATGTACTATAAAAAGTACTTCAATGAAGATACCAACAAATGGATACATAAAGCATTAATGATTGCTGATGGGAAAATGGCAATTGGTACTGTTGGTGAAACGGGAAGTGAAACATTAGTTGGTGCTAAAGGATTAATATACTTAAAAAAATAGATAACACAGTAAGTCCTGAAACTGCCACATTCGACTTAAACGAAACCCTTCAAGCGGATGTGGTATTTACTGTGTCACCGATGGAAGGTGAAACTATTGAAGCTGTATATAACGGTGAAACTGAAATAACAAGTGAAACTAATATTGTTATTGATAATACTGAACATACAGTTACTATAAAGGCAGCATATTTGGCAACTCAAGAAGTCGGAGAGCTGTTATTAACTATTGATTTAAGTAATTTCACTGATTTGAGTGTTGTAATTACCGTAGTTGATACTACTGCATAGGAGTTGATGTAATGGCTTTATTGGAAGATGTAAAGCGTAACGTAGGTATAACTGTAAGTGATCCTGATATTGACTTGAGTATTAACAATAAAATAGTTGCAGTTAAAGGATACTTAACAGGTGGAGGAGCTGTTATTACAGATACGCCATCTGAATTGGTTGTAGCGTGCATTTCAATTGGTGTAAATGATTTATTGAATAGCAATGCCGGAGAGACAAAGTTTTCTCCGGCATTTGATATGATTGCAAGACAGATCTGCAGGGGGTGATAGCATGAAGTTTATTACTCCAATATATTTAATTACCAATGTAAAAAGCATTGATGATTCTGGGGATAAGGTTAAGTTGCCGACTGAGAGGAAGGTATTAAGCAATAAGTTATCCATTGGCCAAAAAGAATTTTATGAAGCTCATACAAGCGGTATGAAACCTGAACTGAAGTTTGAAGTGAGAGATTTTGAGTATAAAGATGAAGATGTTTTAAAATACAATAAGATTACTTATAGTATAATACGAACATTTAACAACTATAAAAATGGAACTGTAGAGCTGACTTGTAGCAAGTCTGTTATGAAGGTGATGTAATGTCTATTCCAAGTCCTGTTAAGTTTACTAAGAATGGTGTTGAATATATAAGCCAGGTAGACAGAGTTAATTATACTATAAATGAGCTAATTAGGGCTGCTTTGAGAGATACAGGAAAGTACGTGTGCAGGATGACACGTAAACAGATAAAGCGCAGAACAGGAAAATTGGCAAAAAATATTCAATACTGGGTTAGAAAAAGAGAGACAGATCTGCTTGTTGGTTTTAAGGTTGGTGGATTTTATGGTATATTTCAAGAACTTGGAGCTCCTGAAAGAGGTATACCGAAAGTCGGAGCTTTGAGAAATGCTGTATATGACAACATAGAAGAAATAAGAAAAATTCAAGGCATGTATTTAAGCGCAATTGAAGATGAAAATAAAGCTCTCAGTCTAATTGATGAGAGTGAAGAAATGAGTGATGGAAATTAATACAGATTTACTTAAAAAACATTTAAAATCAGAAATAAAGGTTGTATGCTCAAATGTTTCATATGGTGAGTATGATCCTGACTTAGATATGCCGTATGCTGTTTTTATTATTGATGATTTTGATATTGGAGACAGAGAGGATAAGCAGCTTGAGATAAATATATACAGTGATGATGTAAAGGAAGCTGAAAGCATTACTGATGGTATTGTTGAAATGTTTAAGCATTATAAGTATATCAATGATAATTTTTTAATTTTTACGAAAGTAAATTCAAGAAATTCAATTGATGATGACAAAAATGTTATTAAGCGCAGGAGATTGTTGATAGATTTATATTTTTATGATAGGAGTGTGAATTAATGGGATTATTAAAAAGTTTAAGCGGATATACTGCTAAAACTGCTGAAAATTTAGTATTGGATGCAGGAGCTTTTTTTAAAAATTTTAATGTTGGTACTGATACTTATGAAACTGCTGTAACTGCAGGCAAGCTTTTAGGAGCTACCAGAGGCGGAGGAAATTTTAATGCGACTCCAACAATAAGGCAGATTGAAGTTGATGGTGTAAAGGGGAAGGCAAAAGGATTAACTGTAATTGATGCATGGGATGTGAATATGACTGCCAATATGCTTGAAGTGACAATTGATAGTCTTAAGTTGTCATTAGCAAGTGCAACTACAGCTGTAGATGCTATAAATTTCGCAGGATATACTCAAATTAAGGCTAATAATTATATTGCTTTAGCGGATTATATTGATAACATAACTTGGGTAGGGACAATAAGCGGTTCAGATAAGCCGGTTATTATTCAAATCCTAAATGTATTAAATACTAACGGATTGAGTATAAAAACACAGGATAAAAACGAGGTAGTAACTGCGCTTACATTAACCGGTCATTATGATGATACAGATTTGGACAGTCCCCCATTTGCTATTTATTACCCAAATCCGGCTGCATAAGAGGTGAGATATGAGGAAACTTAATACGCAAGATTTATTTAATTTTACTAAAATTATGAAGGCTGCTAACTTAAAAGAAGAGTTGCAGCCTCTTTTTTCAAAAGGCAAAGCTATAAAGGTCAAAGCTAAAGATGAAAACATTGAGGATAATGTAAAACAGATTGGCATTGAAGCAATATTGACGGTAATTGAAGCATGCGGCAATGCAGGAGTTGAAGATAAGGTTTATAAGTTTTTAGCAGGACCATTTGAGATGGATGAAAAGGCAATTGCTGGATTAAGTATTGAAGCTTTATTCGAAAAATTTGAACAGCTAGCGGGTGAGAATAATTTAACTGTTTTTTTCAATCGTGCAGCAAATTTGATGAAGTCGAAATAATTGATTTGCTGCTTAACCGGTACAGTAACATTGAATTTATTCTGGCCATGGATTATGAAGATGGAATAGATCTAATAGATAAGGCTAATGAAAAAGTTCTTGAATATAAATTATTTTTAAGATGGATTCCATACCAGGATAATATTAGCTTTGATGATTTTAAAAATAGGCTGATCTCTTCTACTAAAAAAGAAAACAAAGAAGAGATTTTGGACAAGGTTAGAAAGATTTTAGAAATGAAAGTAGGTGAATAAATAAGTGAACATATTTACACTTACAGGCGGAATATTTATTGACACTGAAAAAGCAAACGACAGTATTAGCAAAACCAATGAAAAGGCTCAAGGATTAGCAAGTAAGCTTGGTGATGGAATAAAGACTGCAGGCAAATGGGCGGTTGGTATAGGAGCTGCTGCAGGTGTTGTTGGTGGAGCTATGCTAGGTGTTGCAGCAAATACAGCAGATGCTATGGGAGCGATAGATGACTCTGCTCAAAAAGTAGGTACAACAGCTGAAGAGTTCCAAAAGTATGCTTACGCTGCTAAATTAAGTGGAATGGAAACAGCTACTTTAGAAAGTGCAATGATAAAAGCACAAAAGTCTTTTGCAGATGCATCTGAAGGTGGAAAAACAGCATCTGAAGCTTTCAAAAGAATTGGTCTTGACGTAAGTAGTATGACAAGTGATGGAGCTTTTGATGCTGCAATAATGGCGCTAGCAGACATGGAAAATGAGACTGAAAGAAATTCACTTGCTAATGATATATTTGGAAAGTCATACGCTGAACTTGCTCCAATGCTTAATGAAGGAAGTGCAGGTATTCAAGCTTTAAAAGATGAAGCTGTTGCTCTTGGGGGAGTTATGTCAAATGAGAGTGTTTCAGCTGGAGCAAAATTTGGTGACATGCTAGATAAAGCTAAGACTATGATTGACGGTGTATTTAATAGTTTAGGCGTTTCATTATTGCCGATGCTAAACATGCTTTTAAGTTGGGTAATAGGGCATATGCCTGAAATACAAGCTACAATTGGCACAGCTTTTGGAGTAATAAGTAAAGTTGTTGGAATTGCTTATGAATGGTTTAATGCATATTTAATGCCTGTTTTTGATGAGCTTTTTAGTTTTGTGCAGGCAAACATGCCAACTATTGAAAAGATAGTAAGTGTAGTATTTGAAGCTATTTGGGACATAGTGAGTCAGGTGTGGAGTATTTTTAATGATAATTTATTACCTATTCTAAAAGCATTGTGGGATTTTATTTCTCCTACATTTCCGTTGATTCAAGGAATTGTAGAGTTAACATTTGGTGCTATAGTAGCAACAGTTCAAACAGTTGTTGACATATTTGATGCTGTTACTGGTGCTATTAAAGCTGCAGTTGAATGGCTCACATTTTGGAATGATGAACCTGTTGAAGATAAGACTCCTAGTACACCAAAAGCTTCAAGTTCATCTTCGAGACGGATAAATAAAGCAGAAATTGATGGTTACCATGCTGCAGGTCTTACTTATGTGCCATTTGATGGATATATTGCAGAGCTGCACAAAGGTGAAAGAGTGTTAACTGCTGAGGAAAATAAATCTAGTACAGTGCAAGAAATAACTGTAAATACACCAGTTTATTTAGACGGAAAGAAAATAACCACGGTGACATCAAGAGTACAGTTGCAAAATAACAGAGGAAAAGCTAGAGCATTGGGGGTAGTTACAGTATGATAAGCCAATTTAAATATAAAGATATTGACAGCAGCACATATGGTGTATATTTCAGGTCCGTGGTAAGACCTTTACTTCCCCAAATTCGTACTAAATCAATAAATATTAACGGAACTAGTGGAAGTTATGACTTTGGTGATAATGAATATGCTAATATTCAAGTTAGAATTAGAATAGTTTATATTCCAACTAATTATATTGAAAGAAAACAAAAAGCTAGGGAAATAGCAGCATGGTTATCATCTAATATTTGGCAAAAGCTTATATTAGGTGATGAACCTGATAAGTATTACTTAGCTAGAGTTTATGGTCAAGTAGATTTAGATCCTTTGATGGCATCTGGTGAAGCGGAGGTTGCTTTTGAATGTCAGCCTTTTTCTTATTCTGTTGAGGAGAGCAGTTTTTCTTTTAGTACAGCAGCTGCTACAAATTATAGTTTTGAGAATCTAGGCACAAGAAAAATCAGTTATAAGAGTCCTCAAGGAAGTATATTTATAATAACGATAAATGGATCCTGGACCACAGTGAGTATATCATTAAATGGAAATGCTTTAAATTATACTGAGGCAGTGGTCAGCGGTGAATTAGTAATTGATAATATTGAAATGGAAGCTGCCTTAGGAGGAATAAATAAATTTAATGCACTGGATGGAGATATTGATACGTTTTTAAGTGTAATACCAGGCGAAAATGTATTGTCTGTCAGTGGAACAAATTTGAATATTGATGTAACAATTGACTTTATTCCTATGTGGTTATAGGTGGTGTATCTATGATTAAAATATTAGACAGCAATTTAAATAGACAGGGAGTTATAAAAAAGGCTATTAATCCTAATAGGTTTGAAGAAATAAATGGTGAGAATACCCTGACTTTCAGTTCAATACTTGATAATAAACTAATCAGTTTTCTAAATGAAAATACATCATTTGAATTAAATAATGATTATTTTGACATTGCTTATTATAAGAAAAATGCTAATTCTGATGATTCTTACACCGTAGACATAGAAGCTGAACATATATCTTATAGGCTTAATAATCCTGAATTAAATGTTGAATATTTTACCGAAATGGGAACACCAACTTATATTTTAGGTAAAATATTAGAGAGTACTGGCTTCACTGTAGGTGATGTAGAATATTCAGAAATCGTAACTTACTCTGCCCAAGAAGCTAAGAGCAGGCGACAGTTATTAATGGAATTTGTAGCGTATTTAGGCGGCGAAGCTTATTTTAACAAGTTCAAAATAGGCATAGTGCAGCACAGAGGCAATTTAATTTTAAAGCCGGTCATAAAGGGTAAGAATGTAACAGTTGTTAGTAAGATCTTCAACAAACGTGAAACTGATAAAGCTGGAAATTATCTTGTTTCCTATACGTGTGAGCCAATTTATTTACCAGGTGATGAATATTCCTTGGGTGATGAAGTACTTTTGATTCAAAAAAAATTAGGCATCCAAGAGCAGCTTAGAGTAGTCAGATTAAGCTATGATCCTTATGACAACATGAATGCTGTATTTGAGCTTGCAAATTATATTAATGGCTTAGAGGATGATGCCTACAGAATTGAAACAAGTACTCTTACAAAAGGCAAGACTTATTACGGCGCCAGGATAAGTCCTGAAAACGGATTTGAAAGCATTAGAAGTGACAAAATGGCCAGGACAGTAATGAATGCAGACACTATTGCAATGCAGGCAGGGGATGGTAGTGGTAGTAACTGGACCAACAAACTCTACTTTGATCCTGCGACCGGAAAGTATGTATTTGATGGCGCTCTGTCAGCTACAATGATTGAAGCACTTGAAGCTCAATTTGACATAACTATTTCTAATACTACAATTACTCAAACACTGGCAGCTGAAACAGGAACAATTGCACAATTGACAGTTGACCAGGTAGAAACTTCGACAAAGGTACAAAATTACCTTGCTAGCAATACAGCTGATGTGAATTATCAAAAAATTTATGAGCAACATCATCTTTACATAACTGCAAGCACGGACGGAAGCCAAACAGAACAAGCAACAGACAGAAATGGGAATCTACTCTACTGGGTTGATGATATGCATGCCGGGACTACTCTTGAAGAGACGGATTATCCTGTAATTATTTATGTTTATACAGAATATATCAAAATGGATATAGGGTTTGAGTTTGACGGCGAAAATCAAACACCTCAAATAATTCTCGGCACCGGTGACGGTGTACTCGACAATAGTGCAAAATCTATAATTAGAAAAGTTACAACTGGGTTAGAATTAAATCATTACAAATCTAACACTGGAGAACTTCGGCAGATACGGCTTGTTGACGACGGAGTGTTTATAAACGGGGTAAGGTATGAGCTGACATCTCTAAATATTGCATCTAATAGCTTTCAGGCATCCTATGGTGATGTAGTTCAAAATGCAGTACTGACTAAAGATGTAGATGGTAGAATTACTGCTATAACAAGTGGAGATGTAGTTATACCAATCACTTATAATGAGGTGTAATCATGGCGATTAATGATTTTAATAACGGATTGATTTTAGGACTTAGCCTGCAGGGAACTTTATTTATTGATAAAAAATCTGCTGAAGGTGGATTTATATTTGAACCAATTATGTTTTCCCCTAAATTTTATCAGCCAATAACTCTTATGGTTGAATGGGAAAATGTAACATATATGGAGGTGTAATAATGCAGAATTTTTCTAACTGTATACGAGTTAAATATTCGGCCACTAATTCTATTTTAGATTTTATTAATAATATTGTTGGATTGGGTATTGGGTTCACCAATGAAGGTACTGTAACAGTTTCTTCAACGGTATATTATTTAATTTCATATGCAGATTTTGATGGGTTTTTATGTATCTCATGTCCTGTTACATGGACATCCGCTACTGTAATTAATGTTGGAGTATATAGAGATGGAATTTTTACAACAGCGCTATCTAGTGCTAGTACAACGAGTTTATATTTGTCCTATTATATATGGAGAAATAGTAACAATGAAATATTAATAGGATTATATGTAGGAACTACGACTGGAAGTTCTGCAATTTCAAATGCCAAAATATTAGAATATGGTATCGGTGCCATGCAAATGAATTCAGGGGAAAAAATATTAGCGAAAATAAACAAGTTACCTATTACTGGTATTTTTTCGGATAGCAACTTATCAGAAAAAACCGAATATCTTTGTGCTCTTCCTGTAGTATATAATTTTATTAGTAACACTGCAGACCGTTATAAAATATGTTTATCAAGATTCATTAAAGCAGAAAGTACCAATATTGATGACTTATTGTTAATTGATGATTACCCGATAAGTTTTTATTATACGTCCCAAAACACATATAGACCTATAGATAGTGTTTTGCAAATTAATGACAGTAATTATTATCAAATAACAACAAATATTTTAGCAAAGGATTAAAGGGTAAAAAGATGTGTAGTGAATTTGAACGAAAAATAGCGGTTGTTTGCGCAGTAATAATAATCGGCTGCTTGATTAGAATATGGTTGTGTTTGTAGGGCTTAGGCTCTTTTTTATTTGCAAATAATGTGAGGTGTTGGAATGTCGGAATATATTGAAAAAGCTTTTACAGGAATGAAACCATTTTGGGGAGCAATTCTATCATTTTTCTGTTATGTATGTTTTCCGGATAGAGTATATTATTTATCGTTAATGGCAGTGTTGGCCGCAGCTACGATAGATATATTTACAAAAATATATTCCATTATCAAAAAAAATGGTGGATATAGAAAAGCAGTAGAAACAGGAAAACTCTTTAGTAAAACTCTTTGGAAGGGCACGGAAGTAAAAATAGTGTCATATCTAACTATTAGTATATTAACAGGATTAAGTTATAGGGTTATATATATTAAAGAGGCTGGAATACTGCTTGGCAGCTTCGTTTACTCGGTAATGTTTATGAGAGAATTTCAAAGCAATGTAGAAAATTTAATTGAAGCTGGCGCAGATCTGCGCTGGCTTTTATTATTCGCGAAAAAGAAGAACAAAGACCTAATGAAAGATATAGAGGAGGATGAAAATGAAACTCTATGAAGGTGAATTTAAAGTTACATCCTGGTTTGGTCCTCGCACACTTGCCAACGGAGACACGAGAACACACAAAGGTATTGATTATGTAGGGCTTACCGGTAAAAATGTTTTAGCTGTTTGTGATGCGACTGTCGGAAGCAGCCAACAAATAATTGATAGAACAAACGCAACTTGGGAGTGGGGCAACTATATTAAGCTTGATGATGGGTTTGGTTACAGCTTGTTTTATTGTCACCTAGACAAAAGATTAGTTGTTAAGGGTGCAACAGTTAAAGCAGGACAAGTAATAGGAGTTGAAGGACAGACTGGATATAGTTTTGGGAGCCATCTACATTTTGAAGTACGAAATGCTCAGGGCGTTTCAATAGATCCGCAAGATTATTTTGCAATCCTTGAACGAAGGGAGGGAAAAGTATTGACTGTACAAGAAGCAAAAGAAATAGTAAAAGCAAAGGCAGCATTAAGTGATAGCACAATAGCTTTTTTAGAGAATTATAAATGGGGTGACGACCTATTCGTTAAATTGGCTAAGGCCATGATCTAAGAGGTAAACATGAATAATTTAACATATCAAATTTTTACACTCATAATATCGCTTATAGGGGTAGTACTGACCGGCTTGGTAGTACCCTGGCTAAAAACGAAAATTAGCAATGAAAAGCTCGCAACGGTAGAGATGTGGGTAAATATTGCTGTGGCCGCAGCTGAACAAATGAAAGTGGCAGGTATGATTACTGGGGATAAAAAAACTTATGTTGTTCAATTTTTAAAAGATAAGGGCATTACAATTACGGATGAAGAACTAGATGCTCTTATCGAAGCGGCCGTGTATGAAATTAACAAAGCTAAAAACTTACTATTTACTGATTTGGCTTTATCGGGTGAAGATACTATTGAAATAGGGAGCCAGGCATAGTGCCTGGTCTTTTTTTATTTATTGGAGTAATGTGCAATATATTTTATATTTTTTTCTTTTATTGGAAACAATAATCTTAATTGGCATAAATATGTTTTAGGGAAATGAAAGGGGTAATAAATATAATGAAAAATATTGTCAAAATTTTGAAGTTATGGTATAATATCATCCTGGGTTACATGGGGGATATTATGGATAGAATAGACTGGCTTAATAGAAGATGCCTAAAATTACTAGAAATAAAATCAAAAGAAAAAAAGTCTAGAAGAAGGCAAGGGAAAAGAGAGAAAGAACATAATGATAATAAAAGACCATATAAAAATCCTTCAAGCCATAAAAGCACGAAATATAAATTTGAAGCTCCAAGTATCTTTAGTTTGGACAAGAATTCAGAAGAAACAGTAGAACTTTTTAATAAAATAATTATAAAGAGAAACTTAAGAAAATTCGGGAGTACATTTTTTATTGACGCTTCAAATGTTATCGAAGTAGACATTGAAGCATTAATGTATATAATTGCAATATTAAAAGATACCAAGCACAACTCATTATTAAAATATGTTTTTAGTGGCAATTTTCCTGAGAATGGGAACGCTAGAAAAGTATTTATAGAATCAGGATTTTTGTCTTACGTTAAAAGCAATCAAAATTGTATTTCTCCTACTAATAACAAAATACAAATAATCAATGGGAAATTAATTGAAAATGGAGAAATAATAAAGAAGATATGCTTGTTTGTACAGAATACTTGTAATATGACAAAAATAGATACTATACCATTATATAATGTTTTAGTAGAATTAATGGGAAATACTGCTCATCATGCTTATAAGGACGTGATAAACAGAGAAATATTATCTAATAGCTGGTTTTTATATGCAGAAGAGGCTGATGATTTTATAGAATTTGTGTTTTTAGATACAGGTGTTGGCATACCAAATACTGTGTACAAGAATTTTCATGAAAAAGTAACACTTCCAATATTAGGAAAAGAGGACTCGAAATACATTGAATCTGCATTACTGGGGGATTTTAGGACGGAGACTCGTCAAAAAAACAGAGGAACAGGGTTACCTGAAATAAATAGAGTTTGTAAAGAGGGATTATTAAGTAACATGATTATCTATTCAGGTAGGGGTTGTTGCAAAATTACAAATAATGAAGGTGAAAATAAATATATTTTATCGGATATGTCAAAAATATCAATAGGAACATTGTTCAAATGGAGAATATATAAGCGGATAGGAG